ATATTTTTCACCATATCGATGATATCACAGTCTGACCCAGAATAAGTCCGGGTGGTGTGACCGAGGTGCCGGACCGACTCTTTGTGAGGGACGCCCCCGCTGATGAAGATGACTGGCGTGCTGTCCTGGTACGCAATCAGACAGGGGGTGAGAGCGTTGGTCGCTCCACAGCCCGCCGTCACGCACACCATACTGGGCTTATTAGTCATCTTCGACCACCCGACCGCCGTGTAACCGCACGACCCCTCGCCGTGCTGATACACCATATCCAGCGCCTCACCAAACGAGTCATTCAAGTGCATGGCGAACCCACCCGTCACAGAGAAACCCCGAGTCACACCCTTCTCAGTAAGGAATTTCGTTATAAAATCTGCGACCTTCATTAACATATTCTTGGACCCTTTCTTTTAATACAGGCTTCAACCAAGCCACATTGCAAATACCTGTATATGGTTCATCCAAATTTTGGTTCAAAATTATAAATGGAATTTTAGCAATATTAAGTACATCCGAAAGGAGAGTTGGATTTTCAGGATAAATCATATTCATTAATTTTGGTTCTAAATTAAAATCAGAAATGATAATCTCTTTTATGACTAATATTACATCACTCACATGAATAAAGTCAAAGAGTCGGTCCTTGAATATTTTCACATATCCTTCCCGAATACCGGTGGCTAGCAGTCGTTGCTCCGGCTCACCTGGTCCAAAACACCCCCAGATTTTTAGGATGTAAATTTTGGTATCATTCTTGGCCATGTCTTCTATAATCTTCTTGGCGGTGCCGTAGGGTGTATTGGCCTTGTCGGCTGCACCGCTCGAGAACCATATCATATGATCGTACTTGGCGAAACGTCTGACGTTGCTGAACATGGCCACATTCCACTCGAACATATCGTCTTCATCGGCGCGAAGTCTGCTTCCTCCAACTGCCGCGCAGTTAATTATGATTTTAAATTGGTTCTTGGAAAAATACTCCTTTGTAGCCTCGGCGTCAGTGAGGTCCAAGTCGCCCCGCCTGAGAGCAACTGCGTTTGGAAAAGTCTTGGCCACGTGACTTCCTATAAATCCACCTGCTCCCAATATACAAATGGAGTCCATTAAAGATAATAATAGTTTAAACTTTATGAAGTTTGCCGTGGTGACTCTATGCACGGAGGACTGGCGCGAGTTTGCCGAGGTTACAGACGCAAACAAGAAAGAGTACTGTGACCGACACAATTACTATTTTCGACCAAAATGCGGCGAGCCTTTCCACACCCGTTTTCACTACGGCAACCCTGAAAAGAAGGATATGGGGTGGGAGTGGGGGTTCGAGAGGGCCTTCGCCTTCCGCGACGCCTTCGAGGGTCACCCCGACTGCGACTGGGTCTATTTTTCTGACACTGACGCCATGATCACCAACCACACGCGAACCCTCGACAAGATTGTCGATAACCGCTTCCACGTGATCCTAGCAGCCGACATCAACGGCACAAACTGCGGCAACCTCTTCATCCGCAACTCTGAGATTGGCCGCGCCTTTGTGAATTCCATGATCGGCGCCATGCCAGCCTACCGCGACAACCCTATGGCTGAGAACCAGTGGATTCAGGAGATGGCCACCATGACCTACTGGAAGAAGTACATCAAGATCACTCCTCAGCGCATATTCAACGCCTATGACTACACACTGTACCAGTTCCCTAAATTCACTGGGACCAAGGATATTATGGGGGTGGATGGTCAGTGGCAAACAGGCGACTTTGCCCTTCATATCGTGGGCGGAATGGCCATGGACAAGAAAACTCTAGCTGAACGAATTTCAATCGCAAAATCTTATCTAGAGAAGGTGGTCAAGTAAATAGTAATGATTGTGGATACATTTATGTTCTACAATGAATTGGACATTCTAGAACTGAGACTCATGGTCCTGGACGAGTACGTTGATAAGTTTGTACTTGTCGAGTCTGAGGTGAATCACGTGGGTGGCCCTAAAGAGTTATTCTTTCACAACAACCGGAAGCGTTTTACCAAGTGGCTTGACAAGATTGAGCACGTCATCGTGACCGCGGAGGAGTCGCCGACCGACCCTAGCCCGTGGGCTCGTGAGAAGTATCAGCGCGAGTGCATTACACGTGGTCTGGACCGCCTATACTTGCCGGATTACGCCACAATCATGTTGAGTGACGTGGATGAGATTCCCGATATGCGGATCATCCACTGGGAGCACTTGCCTAATGTGGTAATGTCTGTGCATATGTGGATGTACCACTATAACCTGGATTACCTATTTACGGGCGAGCCGTGGTACGGCACGGTGATCACGAATGCCGAGCTCTTCAAGCGGTGCGGCCCGAATTACTTTCGCGACAACCGATGGAAGTTCCCTCCCCTGAGATTATCTGGGTGGCACCTGAGCAGCTTCGGCGACGAGAAGCACGTTCTGAACAAGATGCGCACGTTTGCACACGCCCTAGACAACAACAACCACAAGCATCTGCAGACGGAGGAGAATATCCGCCAGTGGATCAAGGAGGGCAAGTTTATTGACGGGAAGACGGAGCTGATGGCGAGGCCACCCGAGGCGCCTCTTCCCCCGGTACCAATTGAAGATCTCGTTCGCTTCAAATTTATCGGCAAATTCTAATCTGTCGGAGTTCCTCGTCGGCAACTGAAGGGCAGATGCCCATAACAAGCGCCTTCCGGTGCAAAAGCCGTCTGATGTCATCCAAGTGCAAAAACTTTAAAAAATAAGATTTGTAATTTAAATTCGCAAAAGGCCCGCCTGCTGCCGTGTCCCGCTGCCCCTGGCACACGGGCCACGTCACATCGCGCAAGTCGACCATCTCGGCATCGAGGTTATCTAACCTTGGCAAGATATTCTCACGAATTAGAGTTCTAACATCCTCGAGTGTATTTTCCATTCATAATTTAGAATGTATATTCTTTACTTGGGTACTCCACCGGAATGCACCATGAGCATGGCGACGAGCCCGAGAACGATGCCCCAGTACTGGATGGGGCTGTTGAAGCGCTCGCCCAGAAAGAAGATGGCTACGGCCGACCCTATCACAGTGATCATACCTTCCCACATGGCCGACACGTAAAGAAGGTTGCCGGCGGAAAAACTCTGTACGAGATAGAACATGACCCCTAGGTAGCCTATAACTCCTCCTATGAGGTGGGAGTGAGCTCCAGAGGCGGCGAACCACTTGAAATGCACATTGCCGAAAATCTCAGCAAGGGTCATCAAGACGATGTTAATCAGCGTCATCTATTTTCATCGGCGATTTTAATGTGGTGGCCTCGCCTCCCCAGACACTGGCAAGAGTGGATAGCAGCTTGGTTTATACGTATTCCTGGTATGAATCATAGAAATAAGACTATTATGCTTGTCTTACTCAAAGATCAGGATACCATACTAGTTAGACTGCTCGTTTATCAGGTAAAGAAATTACGTATTTAATTTGAAATGAAGGCGGCTCTCATCACGGGGGTCACTGGGCAGGATGGTAGCTATCTAGCAGAACTTCTCCTGTCAAAAAACTACACAGTATATGGACTTGCACGTTACACCTCTGAGAAGAAACGGTCTCGAATTTCGGAACTAAATTCAAACTCAGAATTTAATCTGATTGAAGGAGATCTCACAGACACGGCGCGGGTCACCTCCGTAATCAACTCTCTCAACTCGGCGTACGACTCAATTGAGGTTTATAATTTGGGAGCTCAATCTCATGTTAAGATTTCTTTCGACCAGCCTGAATACACTGCGAATGTGGATGCCATGGGCACGCTTCGCATCCTGGAGGCGATCCGCGGGACGGGTGAAATCGCCAAGTTCAAGTTTTACCAAGCTGGAACCTCGGAGATGTTCGGCAAGATACAGACTCCAATTCAGAACGAGGAGACGCCATTTTACCCACGCAGCCCTTACGGTGTGAGCAAGCTGTTTGGTTACTGGATCACCAAGAACTATCGCGAGTCGTACAACATGTTTGCATGTACCGGCATTCTATTCAACCACGAGTCGGAGCGTCGCGGTGAGGAGTTTGTGACGCGCAAGATTACACTCGGTTTGAAGGAGTGGGTTACCAGCAACAAGACGATCGAGCTCGGCAACCTGGACGCCAAGCGCGACTGGGGCCATGCAGAGGACTACGTGGAGGCGATGTGGATGATGCTGCAGCAAAACAAGCCGGACGACTTTGTGATTGGCACTGGCGAGACGCACTCTGTCCGTGAATTCATCAACGCAGCTCTAGATCACATGGGTATCAAGTACGAGTGGCGCGGCTCCAATATCGACGAGGAGTGCGTGTCCCTTGACGGCGGAAATCCGATTGTAAAAATCAATCCAGACTTTTACCGTCCCGCCGAGGTGGATGTGCTGATTGCGGATTCTCGCAAGGCGTACGAGGTTCTGAACTGGCGCCCCAAGACGACGTTTGAGGAGCTCGTGAAGAGAATGGTTGATAAGGATGTGAATAACTAGAAAATTATGAAGTGGCTATTTGTGGGACCACGGCTGCTGGCCGGCATAGGTCAAGTTACGAAGCGATATGCAGACTTGGTGGGTGGAGAATACGTGGAGCTAGGCGAGCGGCCGAAAGAGCAGTGGTATGACAAGGGATTTGCTTTTATGCTCCCTATGGAGAACAATGTCATCCTAGTTGATCAGTACTCGACTTTCTGCAAGGATATGATGCACATGACAATCTGCGAGACTGAGCCGGTGAATGAAGCGTACGGCATGCTCACCAAGTACAAGACGCTCTACGTGGCATCCGAATTCTGCAAGGAGATTTTTGAGAAACAATTTCCAGATGTAAATTGGAAGGTGCTTAGACTGTGGGCCGAGGGGGTTCCTCGTGCGCCCAAGATAGAGGGGCCTTACGTGTTTTACACGATAGGCAACGTCATGGATCCACGGAAGAACGTGTCGGGTCTTCTACGGGCATTTGAGGAGTGCAATTTCCCCAATGCAAAACTGCTCATCAAAGCCACCTGTAATTCTGATTTTAAATTCGAGAAGAAAAATGTAATAGTGATCAACGGCCTTCTGAGTCAGATTCAGATGGAGAATGTACATAATCAGAGTCACTGTTATATCAACTGCTCTCACTCCGAGGGGGTCGGAATGGGGGCGGTGGAGGCGGCTCTTCGGTCGAAGCCGGTGATCATCACGGACTATGGGGGTCTTAAGGAGTACGTTAAGACTCCATGGGTTATCCGCTGCACAAAAGGAAAAATTGGGTTTGACGATTTTCTATTCAAAAAAGACCATATTTGGGGGTATCCGTTGTACGAAGATCTCGTGACATATATGAAATTCTGTTATCAGAATAATATTCGTGAATTCAATCACGATCACACCCGCAAGCTTATGGAGGAGGTGAAGGTTACTTTGACACATTGTTAGCTGGGGTATTCATGCCGCGGGCGATGGCATTCACACCCATGCCAATATTCACCAGTGACCGAGCAACCGACGCCTTGGCAGCTGATGCGGCGGCGCGTTTAAAGTAAGCTGCGGCGCGGTTGGCGTTATTTGAAGCGGCGCCAGTAGACTGCCCAGCAAGGCTCTTCATCTTGTTGGATGCAGACATGAGCTGGTTATAGCTATTTCCAAACTGAGAAGCCGCCTTATTGGCGTTGTTATTGGCTGCAGTTGGGCGGTTGTTGGCGAAGCTATTCGCGCTCCGATTAATATTATTATTGGCATTCTTAATACCATTCACAGCATTATTCACTTTAGTCAGTGCAGAGGAAAGGGTGGCATTCTGGCGCTGGTTATTCATTTACTTTAATTCTATATTAAAATTTAGATGGCTTCCCTGAAGGTGGTGAGACGGAGAGGGCCTGATCGGACTGGGAATCCACCCAATAAAGAGACAGATATACTATGATACCTATGACGAGGGTGGAGGACATCATAAATGACTTTTGGGTATTGAGATAAAGAACTGCCTCGTCTATGAGCTTGAATCCTGTGGGTTTCTTTATCAGCTTGGGGACGAGATAGACGAGTAGGAAATTTACAGCCATGGCTGCCCATACATAGTTGAGATTTAACTCCATTACACTCTATCAAGATTTTAGTGAGGCGCGTGCTTCTTGCAGAACTCGCCGCAGGTGGCCTTGAAGCGGCAGGGGCGGCCCTCGAGGGTCTTGGACCTGCAGATGGGCCCGCAGGCCTTGGCCGTCTTGGCGGCGGTGGCGGCCTCGATGGCCTTGGGGGGCTTGTCGATCACCTTGAGCTTGTGTGAGGCTTCTGCGATGGCGATTGAGCGCTCGCGCGCGCGAAGAGCCGCGTCGGCGAAGGCCTCTGGGTCTGGGTGTTTTATTTGTTTTCCGCTCTCGAAGAGCTTTTTCCAGAGCTCCCCACCCTTGCCCTTAGGGGGTTCGAGGGGAACTTTTTGTTTAGGGACGGTGGTCCGCTGAGCGACCGCCTCGGTACGGGTCGCGTTCCAGCCGAGAGGCTTGGGGCGGGCAGGCATGAGAGACATTTTTGGGTGGTATCTATGAAGACCTAGGTTAGGGCCCGGGCACAAAACCTATTTTTTTAGGAGTTCATAAGAGAGGGCGTGGCCGCCGCCGCTCTATGTAATGCGTTAACACGTCTAGCTGCTGCAGCAACTTGCCCTGTCATATTTACAGCAGCTCTAGACGCTTCTTTAAACTGTTCAGCATTTTTTTTATTTCTGTTACTAAGTTCATTGAGTACATTTGTACTTTTATTGATTGCGGCCTCCACTGCTGCAGAATTACGAGCGCGCCCAATCGCACCATATTTCCGTGGGGCATTGCCCATGGCATGAGCCCCACGGTAACCGTATTTGGCTGCTGCACCAAGACCACGGGCAAACCCACTGTAGCCTCTGGCGCCGGCTGCGGCGGTGAGATTGCCTGCATAGCGGCCCATACTCAGACCACCACGAATGCCCAGGCCGGCTGCACCGAGACGGTTACGCGCGCGCATGCCAAAGCCGCGTCCGGCCTCACGCAGACGGGCAAGACCACGCAGGCTACCCTGATTACCCTTCACCTTCTTATTAACGGCATTCTGATAGCGAACGCGATGTTTGGAATAGAATGTTTTGTCATCATTGGACCATCTTGCAACGGGCTTGTTAATCAGAGTATTAATAGAAAGCTGTTTATTAGTACGAGCATTATTGCGATTCATTCTACGAGTTTCGTATGTTGCTCCATGAGCTTCCATTGCATTCAGCCGTCTTTGCTGAGAAACTCCTGGGTAGTTTTTACCAAATCTGGCCGCCGCCGCCCCACCCATACCACGGTAGCCGCGGCTGGCGATGGTCCTGCCGCGGTTCTGACGGTATGTAGAGTAACGGTTATTAAGCACAGCCCCACCGGCGCGGCGAGCAAACTTCAACTTTCTCATCTCTTCATTACGAGCCAACTTCTTCATTTTCTTCTCATCATTACGAGCCTTCACATTCGCCAAAGCGTTACTGTAAGAAACCATTATGTATTATAAATCAAGAAATTATTTTGACGACGGATTTACTTTTAATATTTATTTGCGAGGAGTGGAAGGAGGTCCTCCTGCAGGCGTGTATTTAGGGCTGGAGGGTGGGGTTCTAAAGCCGTTGTTGTTTTCTGGTATGCTGAAAAGAGATCTCTTGGCCTTTGGCGAACGGCGCACTGAAGCTGAAGGAGCCTGATTACCCGGCACGTAAGGTGCTATTGCGACCGCAGTTTCTGAGAATAGAGGGCTCGCGCTAGGACGCGAGCCGCGGGCACCTGGATGCAATTTACGGAAAGCCGTTGATGAAGAGATGGGGCTAGGAGCCCGCCGTGGGCTCGCGCTCGGTCTCCGGTGGATACGGAAGGGGCTCGTTCTCGGGCTCACGAATCTAGGCACGTAAATCTTTCGTGTAACGGGGAGTGATTTTCTCTTGTGCTTTTTCATTTTAGCCTTGGCGGCCGCTTGAAGGCGCGCCTTATATATAAGGGCCGTGAGTTCCCGGATCCTTCGTTCTATACTCGAAGTTTTTTTCATTTGAAATAGTTCAATATTTTTTCCCCTGGCAATACTAGAATGGCAATAACCAACTGGGGTCCGTACTTTTGGGGAGTGCTACACATCGCGTGTCTCACCGCCCCCCATACCCTTACTGACGGGCACAAAGAAGGGTTCAGGCAGCTCGTGGATAGCTATGCCAAAGTCCTGCCTTGTCCAGTGTGTCAGAAGCACTTTGATGAGACCCTTCATAAATTTCCTATAGAAGAACGCATGGAAAGTGGAGAAGCACTGTTCATGTGGTCTGTCGATATACACAATGAAGTAAATAGACAACTGAAGAAACCAATTGTGACCTACACCGAGGCTCTAGCATATTGGGGACCCAAGTGCAACTATTCACCGTCAGAAGAAGCTAAATTTCCATATGAAATTGCAGCTACAATTGCGATAATAGTCCTGGTGGTTGCAGTTGTCAAATTTAAAATCTAATTTATAGTAATAATGGCAACTGAAGAGAAGAAGCCAGCGAGTCTTCAACTGGATACTATTGGTGCGAGTGTGGCTGGAGTATTGCTCTTATCGATTCTAGTTGGTGTGGTGGTTAAGCGCGGGTCTCTATTTGGTCTCAACCAACCTGCAGCTGAGCACATGTTTGAGAAGATGGTGATTGTGGGAAAGGTTGGCCTAGTGGGTCTCTTCCTGCTTCTGAGCTTTATCAATGGGCACAAGGAGTACGTCGAGAAGGATCCACGTGAATTTCTTGGAGGCAGCATCCTCATCGCAGGTACCAGCGCTCTTGGCGGCCTTCTTATAGCATGGAACCGCAAACGCCCAGACTTGTTTTTTGAATCTATATTTATTTGTTCCCTTTTCTTCTTCCTGTTTGCAGTTGCACGTGAATTCTCTGGTTACTTTGCTCTGATGAGCGGCGAGCATCTCCAGGGCACGCAGGAGAAGCAGCGCAATGTGATGGCTCCAATTTTGACTGTAATTGGAGTTTCGGCAATTTTGTACATGATTTATCTTGCCTTTGTTGCACGTGTAGCCCCACCTGAATCAATTATTGGTTTCTTACCTGAATTAATTGGATTTGTAACACTGGTAACTATTGGTGAAGCTGTGGTGGCCAAGCAGCACGGGGAAAAAATAGGTCCTGCTATAGGCTCCAGTATCGCCTTGTTTGGTGGAGCCCATATCCTATTTCAATACGGTGGATTTTACAAGGAAATTTTCGGAAGTGCTCCAATAAATTGGTCATTGTTCAACGCTTAAAGTCACAGCCCCCTACCTTTGTAACCAAAATGCAATATGAGCGCCTATCACATACTGAACATATTCTCAAGCGACCCGACACATATGTTGGATCCCTCCCTCCCGAACCTGCCCAATATTGGGTTCGAGATGGACCGAACTTCAAGATTTCTCAGCTTTCTGTTTCACCTGGTTTGGTGAAGATCTTTGACGAGGTTCTCGTCAATGCAATTGACCAGAATTCGCTACACCCCAAGAAGGTGGCGTGTATCGAAGTGACCATCTCCACAGACAATTCAATTACAGTTTATAATTCAGGAGTTGGAATTCCAATCAAGAAACACGAGAAGGAGAAGGGTCCTGACGGAAAGCCCTTGTGGATCCCTGAACTTATCTTTGGATATCTTCTGACCAGCTCCAACTATAATGATGAGGAGCAGCGCGTCACTGGTGGGCGCAACGGCTACGGTGCAAAGTTGGCCAACGTTTTCAGTTCTAAATTTAAAATCAAAATTAGTGACGGAAAGAAGGTCTATGAGCAGACCTGGACGGACAACATGAGCAAGGTGACCCCTCCAGTTATCACTGACGAAAAGAAGCCTCCGTCCGTGACAGTCACCTTTTCACCGGACTGGAAGCGGTTTGGGGGCCCTGGAGACTTTGCCAAGCTCGTTGAGAAGCGCACGTGGGACGCCGCTATGTGGTGCGCCAAGGCGGAAATTTACTTCAACACCAAGAAGCTCAGCGTCTCCTCCCTCGAGGACTATGCGGCTATGCACGGTCTCACGAATGTGGCCAAGATGCGCTCCGACAACTTTGATATTGTTGTCGGCCACTCGCAGTCTGGCGCGTTCCAGCAGGTGGCCTTCGTGAATGGCATCGCCACGACCAAGGGCGGCACTCACGTGGAGAAGGTGACTAAGCTAATTTGCGATGAGATTGTCAAGGATAAGCGCTGTTTGACGCTCAAGCCTGCTCAGATCAAGTCGGCCCTCTTTGTGTTTGTACGGGCTGTTGTGGTCAATCCCACATTCTCCAGTCAGACCAAGGCGGAATGTACATCCAAAATTTCAGATGTTATTAATTTCAAACCAAAATTCATCAAGGATATCCTGGCCACTGGCGTCATCGAGGATCTCTTGGCTCTCGGTCTGGCCAAGGTGGAGAAGGAGCTCAAGAAGACGGACGGTTCCAAAAAGTCGCGCATCACCGGGGTGCCTAAGCTGGACGACGCCAACTGGGCAGGGACCCATCGGAGCCAGGAATGCACCCTCATCATCACGGAGGGAGACTCGGCCAAGGCTCTGGCTATCGCCGGGTTGAGCGTCGTCGGGCGCAATCAGTTTGGCGTCTTCCCTCTACGTGGAAAGCCGCGCAATGTCCGAGATGCCACCATCAAGCAGGTGACGGACAACGAGGAGTTCTCCAACCTCAAAAAAATCCTAGGTCTTCAACACGGTAAAAAGTACGGGTCACTAAGTGACCTGCGCTACGGCCGTCTCATGATTATGACCGACGCCGATCTGGATGGCTCGCACATCAAGGGTCTCGTTCTGAACATGTTCCACGTGTATTGGCCAGAACTCATCAAACTTGGTTTCATTGCGAGTATGGTGACGCCCGTGATCAAGGCGGGCAAGCAGTGGTTCTTCACGGAGGACGCCTTCCGCGAGGCGGCGCCGTCCGGCCCGGTCAAGTACTACAAGGGTCTCGGTACTTCCACGAGTGCAGAGGCGAAGGAATACTTCAAGAAGATTGAGCAGCTCACAGTTGCATTCAATTCAGATCCTAAATTCAACGAGTCTATGAGTTTAGCCTTTTCTAAATCACAGGCGGATGACCGCAAGCACTGGCTGACTCAGCACATGGCCGCGCCTCCTCCGTGTGTCAAGTACGGAGCCGTGAAGAACCTCACTGTAACGGACTTCATCTATCACGACATGGCCAACTTCAGTGCCGAGGACATCAAGCGCAGCATCCCTCACGTGGCGGACGGCCTCAAGCCCAGTCAGCGCAAGGTGATTTACGCCTGCCTCAAGAAGAACCTCGCGACAGACATGAAGGTGGCTCAGCTTTCCGGCTACGTGGCGGAGCAGACGGCTTACCACCACGGCGAGGCCAGCCTACAAGGCACCATCATCAATCTTGCCCAGAATTTCGTCGGGTCAAACAATCTAAATCTACTCGAGCCCTCGGGTCAGTTTGGCACGCGGTTGGCTGGCGGCAAGGATGCGGCAAGCCCCCGTTACATCTTCACGCGGCTCGCACCTTGGACGAAGAAGATCTTTGACCAGAGTGACAACGCGGTTCTCAAATACGCTTTGGATGACGGGCAGCAGGTGGAGCCCGAGTTCTACTCGCCTATTGTGCCCATGATTCTGGTGAATGGCGCCGAGGGCATCGGGACGGGGTTCAGCTGCTACGTGCCGCCCTTCGAGTACGAGGCGATCAAGACGAACATTCTGTGCGCGCTGGACCAGGTGGCTATGGTGCCGATGAAGCCTCACTTCAAGGGATTCAAGGGCAAGACGGAGAAGACGAAGGATCACACGTGGGTTCTGAGCGGTGTGGTGGTCAAGGAGGGGGCGCAGCTGCACATCACCGAGCTGCCTCCAGGCCGGTGGATCCAAGACGTCAAGGAGCACCTGGATGAGCTGGTTGATAAGGGAACCATCCAAAAGTACGAAAATCACTCAAGTGAAACTCAGCCGGACTTTCGCATCTGGGGATTTGGGGGCGAAGACCCAATCCGGGAGCTGGGGCTGACCAAGACCATTCACACGAGCAACATGTACCTGATTGGACCTAATGGGGCTGTGAAGAAGTACAACAGCCCTGAGGAGATTCTAGTGGAATACATTGAAATTCGGATCAAAATTTACAAGAAGCGCAAGCAGCACCTTCTTGCCCAGCTCGACGAGGAGATTCAGTGGGTGACGGAGAAGGCCCGCTTCATTCACGACGTGGCGGTGAGGCCGCTCATGTACATTTTCAACATTCCGCTCGGGAAGATTCATGAGCAGCTTCGGCATATGAAGTATCCCGAGGCCATCTGGCCCAAGTTGCTAGACATCAAGACGTACCAATACACAAAGGAGGAGGTTGATAAACTGCAGGCTCTGTGCCGCGCCAAGGCGGCCGAGCGTGATGCACTCAAGGCGACCAGTGTGGTGCAGTTGTGGAAAAATAACCTGTCCAATTTGTAGAGGATGGAACTAAATCCGATTACACAATTTCAGAAGATTCTGGAACTTGAAAGAAATTTACAAAGGAAATTTGTGAAGGCTGTGACGCCACCTTCACCCCCGCCGCCGCCCGCGCCAGTTGCCATGCCAGTACCAATTCCAGTTCAAATTAGTGGGTTCTTTATGGCTACTTCATCAAATGTGGTGACCTTCTATGTGAATACTACATGGCCTCTACTCACGGCCAATATAAAGGCGCCCATAGGTACGGGATGGCGCGTTTATGGTATTACAGGTATGATTGGCAACGTCATTCTGACCAAAATCAGTGAAGAGCCTGGAATAAAGAAGCTTGGTGAGCAGAACAGCGAGGGTTACATGTGGTCGTTCGAGTGTCAGACGGACACGGAGCAGAATATCGAGGGAACCCAAGGTGTGATTGGCGCCACTTTGTACCCGCCAGACGCGAGTTCGCTCGTGACCAACTCAATCACTGGCGACTTGTCGGGGTTCTATTATGTAGCACGCAACGTTCCTAGTTTTTACATTAAAGGGTCTGTGGTGCCCCTTATGTTCGGTGAAGGATGGAGCGTCTCTGGAATACCAGGTCTCACCGGGAACGTCACAATCAAACAGTTTGTGACCATATCAGGCCGAGTCACTGAACTGTGGCCGTACGACTCGTATATAGTTCTGAATACCGATTATATTCCTGAAAATACTGGGCTACCAATTCCAGTTGAAAATATAATTGTGAAACAGCCCCCTGCTAAAGCCAAGATAATTGGTGCAAATGTCCAATACACATCTGAAACTTCAAATGTGACTATGATCGAGATGAACACCAAACTCAAGATTAATGGAGGTGCCCCATTACGAGAGCTGAACACGGGTATAAAGGAGGTTAAGATCTTTCATGATGAATATAAGGAGATTACTAAGCAGGGGTTCAACTCGGGCACCACCATGTCCCTTTACGCAGTGGGCCCCCAAGAGAAATACACTCGGGGCGAGGATAATAGCATGTTTAATGCAACGTTCCCACAGCATAGTAATTTCGTCATGTATCAACGCAACATACCCATTTCAGGTGACGTGTTTCTCGGGCAAACTATCACCATAGAGCTCAAACCGAAGGAACTTGGGGACTTGCTGTGTAATATGTACCTTCAGTGCTCTTTGCCTGCACTTACGGGATCTTCCAACGCATATACCAACCAGGTGGGGCGTGCGCTCATAGCCCAAGCCGACTTTATGATAAACGACACTGTGATAGAGACGGTATATGACGATTGGTTCTTTATTCGTGATCAGGTGTTCCTGGACGCAGATGAGCAGCAGTCCATGTTTTCAGCGGTTAATGGAGGGTCCTCGTCCAATGTGAGCCCCACGACTGTGCTCAACATGGTCATACCATTTGAATTCTTCTTCTGTAGAAGACACTCGCACGCTAATAAAGGGCGTGAGAGACTGCGCCGGCCGTACCTGCCACTGTGCGCCATATCTAATCAGAGAATCTATTTAAAAATAAAATTCAATCCTTGGGTATGGATTACAAATGACTTGGGCGTCTCAAGAAAAGACATTATTAATCCAAGTCTAATTTTGGAGGAAATTAAACTGACGGATGCCGAGAAGCTTTACTATCAATCTACACCTCA